ACACAAAACTAGGTAATGATAATCATTCGCATTTGTGCACTTACGAAATGGCACAAGACCCCCCGCGACGTTTAAACCGCGCCCACGCAGCCATGACTACGCAATGCCACGCCCCCTCCCACGCGCAGCCGCGCACACAAACACATAACTGGTATCAAAGGGTGGGGGGCCGTAGCCCCCGCAGATTCAATTGCCAAGGACAGCGCGAAGGGCATCAACAGCAGCAATCACATCTGCATCGCACTTATCCATCGGTTGCCCGTGGTAGTCGTATTCAATCCGGGCGTTTTCCAATGCGTCCAGTGCCATCTTGGCCGTCTTGCGTAAGTCTTCGATCAGGCGGTCACGTTCACCAATGGCCCGGATAACTTGTAAGGCCTCTTCCCTAGATCCAGTAAAGTTGTACATGTTGCTTTCCTCAAAAGGGGGGCCGGTTGGCAGTCCCGGCCCGGTTGGTTACTTGGCTATTGCTTTCAATTCAGCTTTCACCCGGCGGGCAACCTCGCCGCGCCATGTACCGGCATTGGCTAGGAAGTAGAGCACCACACTCTTGCCGGAGTCTTCGATGAAGTTGTCTTCGATGCTGTTCAGGTATCCCATCGCTTCGAGGTAGGGCACTGCACCAAAGTACGGGCGCTTCCAATCGTTGCGGATGTCACGGGCAATTTCATACAGGGGACGATTCATAGTTGCTTTCCTCAAAAGGGGGGCCGGTTGGCAGTCCCGGCCCGGTTGATTAATGTTGGTAATAGGCGACATTCTTAACAGCAGGATCCCAGCAGGCCCGGCAAGGCCCACACTTACCCTGACGCTCGAATGCCCGGCACGTGGCCTGCGCTTTATCCGATACGACAGTCGAGGTGTGCGCGAATGAAGCGGGCGCTGGCTGGTCGATGTGCGGAGCCGACAATCGGACAATCAGGTTGGCCGGAATATCACCCTGCACAAATTTTGCCTCTTTCGTCGGTAACCAATGCATGGTGTCGGGCGTGGCGCGGGCGATGTCACAAATCAGGCGAAAGTGTGCGACCGATTGCAGGTCTCCGGAATCATGCCAGCGGAAAAACTTGTCACGGCCAATTAGGAATGACATGGCTGAAACAAACTCGGCCCGGAACGGCTCCGACACAAGCGCACGAGACAAGGCGGTTAGACGTCGGGCAAGCGCAGCCTGCACATTCGGGAACACGTAACGACCCTTGAGCGCGTAACACTTCGAGCATACCGAGCCAGCAATCTTGCGTAGGCGTGACCCCGTGATGCATTCGAATGCGCTAATCGAAAACGACTTACAGGGCATTTTGCTAGGCGCGGATAGTCCGCCTACTAGCGCGTCAGCAGTCTTAACTTTCCACATATGCTTTTCTCCTTGCGGCCACCGTGGCCGTGTATGTATTAGAACAAACCTTATGGTATGAGTCAACCTCGTGCTCACGCACGCGCACACGCAGGCAATCCCTCACGCGCCCCCGCCCCCTCCCGCGCACACAAACACATAACTGGTATCAAAGGCCCGCGAGGGCCAAATAAAAAGGGCAGGTTTGAAGTCCCTGCCCCACGGAGAATTACTCTGTAATCAAACCTTCGTCGATCAACTGTCGCGCTGTGCGACCGAACCATCCTTGTAACGTGTAGGCGACTCCCGTGTCATGTAACGTCTGCCATGCTTCGAGCACCTGCTCGTCTGACTCTGCTTCGATGAAACCTTCTGCGATTCCAACTGCGGTGAACGTATCCATCATGCTTCTCCTCACTCTGCTACTACGCTGTTGTCCAGCATTTCGTCGCGATGCTTTAGGTAGTTGTGTGCGATCCAAATTAACCAAAGAACTCGAGTCCGCGTGAGCGTGTAGGTGTCTCGAATACTCCAGTAGGTAAACCAAAACCCGTTGATCTGAAGACTATTAGCGATTGCGTACGGATGCATGATGCTTCTCCAAAAGATGGGGCAGTTGGCAGTCCTGCCCCGTGGTGATTAACCGTGAATGAATTCCTGCTCGTCCAACTTGTCTGCAACGTATCGCAGCACTGCGGACAAACCGGTACGACGCTTGACCAAGTACTCTGCGATCTCGTTCAGTGGCAACCCGTTGAGGATGTCCGTGTTGTCCATGTTGCCGATCACACTGGTTCGCACTTCGTCATCATCTAATTGGCTGAGGATGTCATCGGTGCTTACGTTGTTGACAACCCAGTTGATGATGTCGCCTTCGTACATGCTGCCCAACACTTCATCGGTGTCGAGTTCCACTTCCACGCCTTGGTCGACATGAACTTCCATCGTGAAATATCCACTCATGATGCTTCTCCTGAAAGGTGGGGCGGTGGGAAGTCCCGCCCCGTGTTGATTAGTAGTTGATCCCTGCTTCGTCCAGCTTCTCGCGAAGCTTGCGGTTTGCGTCTCGCTCTTCGCGATACCACTTCTCGTACATTTCTGCACTGTTCTTGTAGGCATCTGCATCCTCACACTTCTTCGCGAGGGCGCGAACCAGATCAACTATTGCGTCAAGCTTTTCCATTTGTCTTCTCCGTTTGCGACTGTTCGCCGTCGCCGCGTGAGATAATTACAACCTACCTTATGGAATTTGTCAATTTCTGGCTATCGCGACCCCCACTACCCCGCCACCCCCCGCTATACGTTTACCTCCTGCCGCCCGCCCCCTTACCCCTAGATCTATACAAACGACCCCACAATTTTCTAAACTCCACCCTAAATCGGTACTGGCCCACTGCGTAGCTACCCGCAGGTTGCGTCTCGACAAAGTACTCCGGAATCGTAACCGGATTTTCTTGCACTTCGACCCCCACCCCCCTCTATATAGAAACCCCCCCGGCTTTAAATTTGGTTCCATACCATTTTTTGTGGTATATAGCTCACAACTTGGGTGAAGCCCCATGCAGACGGAACCAATGAATCTCGAACCGCTAGTGCCGGAAATCGAAGAGAACATCCCTCTTCCTAAGAACTCCGCAGCCGCCCTGCCGGAGATGACCCCTCACGATGAGTTGCAGGGGATCGCTAAAACTGTTTTAGAAATCAGTAACTTAACGGGCAATCCGGTGATTCCGGATGAAGAAGATTTGGATAAGGCTCAACAGATAGCCTTACAACTCGTTAAGGACCCAAAGACCCGACCCCAATTCGAGCTACTCAGAGACTCAACCAAAGCAACATTGGCTGGACTCGTCACCCGACTCAATTTTCAGGTCGTTGAAGATCTGGTTGAGCTAAAGAATGTGGTGATAAATGGGTTATTGGCCGAGTTGGAACTCGCACCGGATAGCAAAACCCGCATTCAGGCGTTGAAAGCGCTTGGAGAGGTTGATGGGGTAGACGCATTTAAGAAGCGTAGCGAGATAACGCACCAAGTTAAGCCCATCGAAGAGGTGGAAAAAGAGCTTATGTCGGTGCTGGAGGGGATTGAGTACAAGGTGATCGAAGAAAAACCGCTGGAAAACAGCTAAAACCCGTGCAAATCACCCCCGAAAACCTGAAAAAGCTGAAACTTGCCCTGCCTACGATGCCGGACAAGGAGAAAAGGCGCGTTGCCGACCTCCTGAAAGCCTATCAAAGCCAAATCACACAGAAATTAGGCAAGGACTCCTTCCTAGATTTCATTCAGCACGTGTATCCCGGCTACAAAGTGGGTCCCCATCACCGCCGACTAGCCCGAATATTTGAAGAAATTGCTGAAGGCAAGAAAAAGCGCGTGATCGTGAACATCGCCCCCCGTCATGGCAAATCCGAGATGATTAGTTACTTGGCCCCGGCGTGGTTCTTGGGTAAATACCCGCAGAAGAAGGTCATTATGGCGTCCCACACCGCCGACCTTGCCGTCAATTTCGGTAGAAGAGTTAGAAACTTGGTCGGATCGGAGAATTACCGTGACATCTTCCCTAACGTCTCTTTGCAAGCTGACAGCAAGTCTGCTTCTCGATGGGGTACTAATTTTAATGGTGAGTATTTTGCTATCGGTGTTGGCGGTGCTCTTGCTGGTCGAGGCGCTGATCTGTTCATTATTGATGATCCCCACTCAGAACAGGAAGCTAAACAAGGTCGCGCAGATGTTTTTGAACCAGCTTGGGAGTGGTTCCAGTCAGGCCCAGTCCAGCGACTAATGCCGGGAGGCGCGATCATCGTGGTGATGACCCGGTGGTCGAAGATGGATTTGACGGGCAAGATCGTGGACCACATGACCCGTGAAGACGGGGCTGATCAGTGGGAAGTGGTCGAGTTTCCGGCCATTCTCAACGAGAAACCGCTTTGGCCCGATTTCTGGGACATTGACGAGTTGCTGGCGAAGAAGGCCAGTATGGATGTGCGGTATTGGCAAGCCCAGTACATGCAGCAGCCGACCTCGGAAGAGGGAGCGTTAATTAAACGGGAATGGTGGCAGGTGTGGGAGAAAGACGACCCGCCTCAGTGTGAGCACATCATTATGTCGCTTGACGCCGCTCAGGAAAAAACAAACCGGTCGGACTTTAATGCCCTGCTGACTTGGGGCGTCTTCAAAAATGAGGAAACCCAGAACTACAACATCATCCTCCTGAACTCTGTAAAGCAAAGACTGGAGTTCCCGGAGCTAAAAGCGATGGTGCTGGAAGAATATAAAAATTGGAACCCGGATACCTTCATCGTGGAAAAGAAATCCAACGGTGCGGCGCTGTATCAGGAGATGCGTCGGATGGGGGTGCCCATCTCAGAATTCACGCCGGGTAAGGGTCAGGATAAGATATCGCGTGTAAACGCCGTGACGGACTTGTTTTCTTCCGGTATTGTGTGGGTTCCTGACCGGCGTTGGGCATGGGAGGTTGTGGAAGAGTGCAACGATTTTCCCGCTGGCACCCACGATGACTTGGTGGACGCGACCACCCTAGCCCTACTTCGGTTTAGACAAGGGGGCTTTATACGCCTGCCTTCAGATGAACCAGAACCCACACGATATTTTAAGGGCCACCGCCGCGAAGGATTTTACTAGGAGATTTAAATGGCTGCGAACATGGATAAAGGTCTCTATGAAGCCCCGCTCGGGCTGGATGCTCTTGCAGCCGAAGAGGCCCCGATTGAAGTTGAGGTCGTAGATCCGGAAGAGATTCGGATTGGTATTGACGGGATGATGATCGAGTTCGGCAAGGCCGAACCCCGTGCAGAAGATTTTAACGCCAACCTTGCCGAGTATATCGGTGAGAATGAACTTCAGAGTCTCGCGGCAGAGTTGTTGGGGCAGTACGAGCAGGACGTAGCCTCCCGTAAAGATTGGCTCGATACCTACATCAAAGGCTTAAAGATCCTCGGTATCCGTTACGAAGAGCGGACTGAACCGTGGCCGGGGGCTTGTGGTGTGTTCCACCCGTTGCTTATGGAGAGCGCGGTCAAGTTCCAGTCCGAAACTATTATGGAGACTTTCCCGGCAGCAGGTCCCGTTAAGACCAAGATCATTGGCCGTGAGACCCCGGAGAAGAAAGACGCTGCGATCCGCGTTGCGGACGATATGAACTACAAGCTCACGGAGCAGATGCCTGAGTATCGCCCAGAGCATGAGCGTTTGTTGTTGAGCCTTGCCCTCTCGGGTAACGCGTTCAAGAAAGTCTACTTTGACCCCTCGCTCAACCGTCAGACCGCTGTCTATATCCCCGCCGAAGATATCGTTGTTCCCTACGGTGCGGCGAACCTAGAGACAGCAGAGCGTGTTACGCACAAGATGCGTAAGACCGAGAACGAAGTACGCAAGCTTCAGTACGCTGGGTTCTATCGAGATGTGGACTTGGGCGACCCAGTCCGTGTCATGGACGAGGTAGAGAAGCAGAAGGCCGAAGATCAGGGCTTTAGCGCCTCGACGGACGACCGGTTCCAG